GAACTATCAATTATATTTGATAAAGTTATTGAAGTTGCTTCAGAATTTGCTGGGTCTGGTCCTGTAATAGGGCCTGGTTCAGGAGTCTCTGACAGTATACCCGCAAGGTTATCTGATGGAGAGTTTGTTTTTACTGCTAAATCTGTAGAAGAAATCGGAGCTGACAATTTAATGGCGATGATGAAAGATGCAGAAATGAAAGCAGATGAAAGACAAGGTTTAGCTGAAGGTGGAGAACCCGAAGAAGATACTGTTGAAATGGAGGTTGAAAAACCTACATCTAAACAAGATATTAGAGTAGTGAAAACTACTGTAGATAATGGTGGAAAAGGTATCAGAGATGAAGATGAAATATCTAAAAGTATTAAATCTAAAATGATGCTTGACAACCGAACTGGAAGACACGTCCAAAGCTAAACAAACTTAACGGTAGGGCTACCTTATGTCATAAGCACCCTATCATTTTATAAACCGAAAGGCTACCTTTACATACAAGCCCTCTAGTCGACATAGAGCTACCTTGTGAACGAAGCCCCCGTAGGAGAAGAATATGACTACAGAAGTACAAGAGGAAAATGCCAATCCTTACAACATGAATAAACCATGGCATACTGAAGACGAAATAGGTTTCCAAGATGCAAACGGAGTTTTTTTTGAAAAGCCCAAAGCAAAAAAGGAAGCTGACATAGAAGAACCTGTAGAACAGGAAGCAACGAAGGATGAACCTTACAAGCGACCAGACTACAAGAAACGCTATGACGACTTGAAAAAGCATTATGACTCTAAGTTAAATGAATTTAAGTCTAGAGAACAAGAACTATTAGACGAAGCTACTAAAAATAGACAAGACTACATAGCTCCTAAATCTCCAGAAGAACTTGAAAAGTTTAAAGAAGAGTATCCTGATGTCTACGAAGTTGTAGAAACTGTTTCTCATTTACAGGCTGAAGAGAAATCTAAAGACTTAAAAGAAAAGCTAGAAAAACTACAAGCTCGTGAGCAAGAACTACTTCGTAAAGATGCTGAAAAGCGATTGATGGATAAGCATCCTGATTTTGAAGATATTCGCAACAGCGATGATTTTCATGGTTGGGCTAAAGAGCAGCCAAAGTCTATCCAAGATTGGATATACAACAATGCTGACGATGCTGACCTAGCTTCAAGAGCTTTAGATTTATTTAAGAAAGATATTGGTATGGATGTTGCACCGAAGAAGTCACGTTCTAAACAGTCCAAGAAATCTGCTGCTGATATGGTTTCCACTAAAACAACTAGTGTAGAGCCAAAGCAAGAGAAAGTTTGGACTGAAAGGGAAATTGCAAGTATGTCTATAGCTGAATTTGACAAGCACGAAGCTGAGATAAGCCAAGCTATGCAAGAAGGCAGGATTGCAAAATAATTAACTATTAACTAAAAACTTAGGAGAATATCAAATGGCTCAATATTTTGAACCTTCAACTGATACTAATGCTAACTTTGCAAACTCTGTAAGTGGACAAGCTAATAGTTTCTTTTTACCTTCGGTTTACTCTAAAAAGGTTTTAAACTTTTTTAGAAAATCGTCTGTTATCGAAGCTATTACTAACACCGACTATGCCGGTGAAATCACTGCTTACGGAGACTCTGTAAAGATTATCAAAGAACCCGTTATCTCTGTGTCAGATTACACAAGAGGTAGCGATACTACTGCCACTAAACTAACAGACCAAGAAACATCTTTGGTTGTTGACAGTGCTAAAGCTTTTAAATTCATCGTAGATGATATTGAGAGCAAAATGTCACACGTCAACTTCAAAGAAGTAGCTTCAAGCTCTGCTGCATATGCATTGAAAGATTCATATGATGCTGCTGTCTTAGCTGTTATGTTTGCTGGATTGTCTGCTTCATCACCTAACCACGTTTTAGGTTCTGACAACGCTACTGATTTAGCTGCTGGAACTTTTGACGGTACAGGTAATCTAGACATAGGTTTTGATTCTAACGAACATGACCCTCTAGACCTTATGGGTAGAATGTCAAGACTATTAGACGAACAGAACGTACCTGAAGAAGGTCGTTGGTTTGTTGCAAGTCCTGATTTCTATGAAGTTCTAGGACAATCTAGTTCTAAATTGTTGTCAGTAGACTACAATGGTGGACAAGGCTCAATCAGAAATGGTTTAGTATCAAGTGGAAAACTACGTGGATTTAGTATGTATAAATCAAACAACATTGCTGCACCAACTAATGCTGCTGGTAAATGTTTGGCTGGACATATTTCATCTACAGCTACAGCTCAAGCTATCACTTCAACTGAGGTCCTTAGAGACCCTAGTTCTTTCGGTGATATCGTGAGAGGTCTTCATGTCTATGGTGCGAAAGTACTTAGAGATGAAGCAATTGTAGGTGCTTTCTACGGAATTGACTAATGTCAACTTGGGGGAGTCTTCGGACTCCTCCTCTTTTTTTAACGCATAAATTTTACAGAGGTAAATAATATGGCAATAGTAAACATAAGAGACACTGGTCGAAACTCAGCAAGAACATCTGATGTTCGTGAGTTAGCGACTAAGGTCCAAAAACCTTCAGACACTGAAGCAATTACCGCAGCAAATACCATTACCGCAGCAGAATCTGGCACACGTTACGTTTTAAATGTAGCAGCAGCTAAAATTCAAACTCTACCTACTCCAGCAGCAGGATTAGAGTACTGGTTTTACATTGGAGCAACAGAACCTACTGGTACACATACCGTAGTTACAGCATCCAGTGCTAATATCATTGTGGGTAACGTATCTTCTCCAGAAGATGCAGCAGGAAGTGTAGCAACTGTTACAGATGCAGATACAATCTCATTTGTAGCTAACAAGGCAGTACATGGCGATTTTGTTCATGTATGGTCTGATGGCACTAACTGGTATCTTGATGGACAATGTAAAGTCCAAGACGGTAT